TTAGCAACTGGTTTAGGTTTAGCAACTGGTTTAGGTTTAGCAACAGGTGCTGGTTTAGGAGTTGGTTTAGGGCTAGGAGTACGTGTAGGTGCAGGTGTTGCAGGGGGTGCAAATCGAACACTTGCTGTTGATTTTGTTGAAATCCCAGTACCAGAAAGATTTTTAAGTGCTTCAGTAAATGCTTTCTTAGGCTCAGCATCTAAAGCAATATCTAACCCAGGAAGTGTAGAAGGATCAGCCAAAGAGTCAAAATACTGGCGAGGAATAACTCTTAGTTCTCCAGTAATTTCATTAACCGTAGGAACAAACGGTCTACCGGATTGGGTATTGTACTTTTCAAACTCAGTTTTTTGAGCTTCAAAAAATGGATCACTCTTGCTGAGGTTATCCGGATCACCAGGAGGTTTATCGGTGGTTTGCCAATAAGGATCACTGAGCTGAACATTATGTTCAAAGATAGGTTTAGCACCACCTGTACCGTATTGAACCAAAGTGCTTTGAGCTTCTTTAGCAATCTCAGCTTTAAGAGCTTTTCTTTGTGCTTCAGCAGCCTCTGTCGTGGTTACATCCCGTTTGGTTCTGAGTTCATCTGCCTTACCACGGTGTTGCTGACGTGCAGAACGATCTTTGCGTTTGACATTACCTTTGTCAAATTCAATTTTAAATTCCTCAGGACCAAACTCTTTTGGATAACCCCAATCTCTAATCATTTGGGCAGCACCGTATTGCCCTTTGACGTATTCTGCGTTAGCCTTTTTTTGCCAGTCAGCCCATGAAAGACGATTGTCAGCCATAAAAAAAGCCGCCCATTACTGAGCGGCGGTATTGGTAAATAAATCAGTTAACTTTTTTACGCTTTTTCTTATCGTACTCTTCAGTCTTAGAGGTTACCTTAGACGTGTCCATTTTACCACCATCTACCTTAGTAGAAGGGGTGTACACATCAGACTTAGTATCCATCTTAGAACCAATCTTCATGGCTTTGTTAGCTTGTACAGCAGCCAGGTGTTCAGAAAGGGTACGATACCGACCAACCGAAGTACCCTTGGTGTCCTCCTTGTCACGGTAAGATTGAGCAGCAGCTTTAGTTTCTTGCTTCGGCTTAGGAATCGGGGGAGTCATCCGCGAAGCAGGCATTGCAGTGGTACGCTGGACAGAAGCCTTTACGGGAGGAGTAGCTGGCTTCTTGTCAGCAGGAGTTGGCCGACGAAACTCAGGATCAGACTTACCTGCTTCTACTTTAGGAGTACGTGCTTCATCAGCAGTAAGCTGCTTGCTTTTAACGGAGTTCTTAACACTAACACGTTGAGGTGCACCACCAACGGTTTCACCTTTAGTAGCAGCACCTTTCATGGAAGAACGTGCAACTTTTGAACCACGGCGAGGAGCCATGGCACGCGCATACTCTTCTTCACGTTGAATTTGAAGCTGTCGTTGACGCTTCCTTTGCTCAGGGGATAATGCAGGCATGATTAGTTAATATGGGATAAGATAAGTCCCTCTCTCAAGGGATTATGACCGAATGTAGCCCTCATAAATGAGAGCCAGTTATTGCTACCTTTAGCCTGATTACATCTCCAACAGGAGGGTACAAGGTTTGATGTAAGGTCTTCACCACCATAGCAGCGAGGACGAACGTGATCCAATGTAAGTTCATGTAATTCATAGGTTTCTCCACAGTAGACACATTGACAATTGAAGTGCTCTTTAATGGCTCTTCTCCAGAGCCGTTTAGCTTCAGGACTTGTCATGGTTATTAGGTTTTGGAGGTAATGATCAGGTGTTGGCAGCAGCGGTGTCATGCGAAACGTTGGCCTTTGCGTGGGCGACGACGATTAGCTGATGGGTTTTCAAGTTTACCCTTTGTAGGTCCGGTATGGGAAGCATCCATTCCGTCACCGTTGCCATAAGTACCAAGTTTTCGGTTCAGTTTATTAGCATCGGTACGGATTTTCAAACCGTTGTTGGTTTTGTTGTACTTTGCTTGCTGTTTTTGTCGGCGTTGACGTGCCTTTGGATTCTGTTTGTAGTACTCAGATGTGTTTTGAGCCATACAGCCTCCGTTGTACCATTTCAGGGTCAATCTTAGGCATTACAGACGCCAATTTATCAAGGGGGTTGCCTTCATAAGCGCAGCCTGAAATATCATTTTTAGACAACCAATCACAACACGCTTTTAAATCCTGTGTGGTTGCTTCACCGCTTTTAATTCGACGAAGAAACTCTTCAGTAACTAAACTGTGTAATTCGTTAAAAGATTCTTCGCTAGCTTTCTTTTTTGGTGCCATAATGTCCGTTAGTAAGTAGATAATTAAAAGCAGATAAAAGTAATGATGGATTATCTTGAAAATGACCTAAACCACGATTACAGTTATTACACAATAATCCACGAACTTCTAAAGTATCGTGATTATGGTCTACGGCAAAACTTTTACCAGGACCACCTGGATTATCAGCACTACATATTTTGCATTTACCGTTTTGTGCAAGAAGCATTTTACCATAATCATCCAGTGTAATGCCGTATTTTGTTTGATACTTCCAATTACGGTTGTATTCAGTCGTATGTTTACGGCATTGTTTGCACTGATTTCGTTTTACTTCAAATTCATTTAAATCTTTTTCTAACCCACATTTAGTGCAGGTTTTCTTAGCCATTTCTCAACACGATCTGGTCTAGCTTATTCTCGATCCTAATCATGTGATCCTCCATCTTTTGTAGAGCTGAAGATAGCTCTTCACGTTGAACATACTTCTCTGCAATGCGAAGTTCTACACGGTCAATACGTGAGTCAACTTCGTTAATGCGAGTGTGCATACGAGAATGAAGGGCAACAACAGCAGTAAAGACGGCAACAGTGCCTGAGACGATTGCTTCAATCATTGTTTTCTGAAAGTCATAAACCAACCAGTCCCAGGACCATCAACTTCCCAGCGTTTGAGCCAGTTAGCCCAGGAATAACGAACTGACATACCACCAGCACCGACTTTTACATAGCCGCCGTTGGTATTATCTAATTCACCGTAGGGATCGTGGAAGATACCCTTAGCTCCGTCATCACCAATCAACAGCATGTAATGACCACCACCTGTTGGGGCAGTCGCTGGACCGTGATGAAGGATGCCTGTTGCTACTGGGTAGCCCTGTTGAAGTTCAAACAGGAGCTTTTGTTTGGTTCCGGTGGTGTAGAACGTGGCAAGGATGCCGTATTGAGCACAGGCTTTAATCTGTGCGGTAGCTTGCGTTGTATCACCGTATTTAAGTACGGTCTTTAAGTATGTATCGTCAGCATTACTCCCTTTAAGAGCATCTGGAAGGAGGTACTTGATAGCCATAGCACATGTAGAGCTAAAGCACATCCGGCCTCCATGACCAGTTGCACTATCAGTTTGGGCGTAATACTGCTTCACCGGAAGCAGCACCATAGCCTCAACCTTTGAAGATGTTCTTGATTTGGTTAAGCTTGTCGTCCTCTTTACGCAGAGGTTTCAAAGCGGCAATACCGCCAAGAATCAGTTGAACAACACTATTTGATTTGAGTTTAGATGAACCAATAACTTCAGAACCCAGAAACAGGGCAAAGAAAACGATGGTCTCGTAGGAGACTTTAAGGCCAAGAATGGTAAGCATGATAATTACAGAACGATTATGTCTTCACCGGCGCCGCCTAAAATGCCGCTACCAGTTACTGCAGTGTCAAAAGAAATAGTATCAATGATTGAATCAGAACCACCCAAATTGTTTTGATGAGCAACTACTTCCCACACGTTGAACTCAGAACCAGTGACATAAGCAGCAAGCTCATCAGTGGACGCTGTAGCCCTCAGGAAGGCCTCCTTTTCGTTGCTCAGGGTGCGTACCTCAGAACGACGCTTAAGGACGCTCTGAGGGGCTTCACGGCCTGTCTCAGCAAAGCGGGTAATATACCAATCAGACTGGCTAAGGAGGGTGCCAGCGGTTTGCTTGACCTGACCTACCCATTGCTCCACAAGTTGGGCGTGGTCCTTAGGAATGCCTGCATCCCAATAGAACCTCTGGTCGTGGGGAATTGGGTCAGACTCTTCTGTAATGCCAATGGCTTCCCGCTCTTCAGGTGAAGCAAGACGAATCCAGTTGGCCGGATATTGAATGCCCTCGTGCTCAAAGGCTACGTCAGGGCTAATTGGTTTTTCGTTCAGAATAAACATAATGTTTCGTATTAACGAGGGGTGCGGCCATCGGGGAGTGCGTAGGGCATGGGTCTAGGTCCGTAAATGAAGGTTAGCGAGCGCGGGAATACTTAACGGGCGATTCCGCGAAGGCGGCGTATACAAAACCAAATCCAGATCCGTTTGTGTTTGCATTGGAAGTGCGGATCTTGAACCCGTTGCTCAAAATATCCAGCCCGTTGCTTGTAAATTCTGCCAGCGAAAGGTTTGCATGAAGAATGGAATCAGAGAGATTGTATGTGTTACGAGCTGCGTCGTACATCCACCAGTTTCCCGTATCGCCAGAGTAAACCTTGATCAAAATCCACCTCGGCCTAAATCCGGTATACACAAACGGCCCATCGCTCGATCCGTTGCCCGTATAACTTCCAAAGGCGCTAAAACCAGCCACAGGGGCGAAGCAGTAGGCGACAAGGTTGCTGCCACTTGAGCCTGTGTTGTTATTGCCTACGCCAAAGATCGTGGAAGTTGGCGCCGTGTTCCAATAGTTGGTGCTGCCAGTTACTGCCGCAGTTGAGTTGAGGAATAGGTATTGACTGATGCCTAGAGACTGATGATAAACAGTCCAATCAAAAGCATTGTTTCTGGATTTCGTAATGATGAAAGCCGGAGCTGCACCTAAGCCATGACCCACCGTGGCGTTCGATCCCGTCCCGGTATAGGTGACCACGCTGCAGCCATTGGTAGCCGATGCCCTCACTTGGCTGCTGATGCTGCCGCTGGTGTTCGTGACCGTGCTCGATCCGCAGTCCCAGCACCAGGCGACGAATGTACTCGCATTTTCATTGTAAACAACATCGCTACCCAAGCTAAATCCAGTAGCATTAAATGCTGTTACACCATTAGATTCAACAAACTCAGCAGCAGTTGAGGACGAAGCTAGAGCGTTTGTTGCGCCTCGTACAATATCCAGCAAACGGTGACCATAAGCGACACTACGAGCTTTGATCCACACCAGATCCGGACTGAACGCCAATCCTGTGATGCTGCGGCTGCTTCCTGTCCCTGTGTAAAGCGCCACATCCATCGCGGTATTGCCTTGGAGGATGGTCGGCTCGGGGAGATTATGCGAGCACAGTGCTTTGAAGCCGGAGGGGGCCGTGTAGGCGAAGGGGCGTTGGCCGAAGTTGACGTTGCCTGCCCAAGAGCCGCCGCTATAGCCGTTTACATACGGAAAATACGTTGCTGCTGTAATGCCACTAAATGCCTGCCCTTGGCTTGTGCCGTTTTTGTAAAAGGTAATTGTCCCACCATCTAAATCAAAGGCTACGCCTATAACATCATTGTTTGTCCAAGTTGCGCCATAAGATGTGTCAGTCCCACTGGCATCGACTTTATTGCCATTAAATCCCCAATAAAAATAGTTGTTAAGTGTGTCAGCAGCAAATGTGCTTTTAATGCCAACTGCTTGAGCATAGGTGCCGCTAGTTTGCGTGAACTCAAAATACCACTTACCAGAGCCAACCCCAATCGTTCCCCAAGTACGCGAAGATCCAGATCCGGCGGCACTTATATCAAGATTGCCATTTGAAAGTGTGCTGTCACTGCCTTTGCTTAATGGGTTCCAAGTGCAGTAATTCCCCCTTACCTCATTCCCCGCACCGGTGTCCGTGCCATAGCCTGTGGGTGAATCAACGAGCGAATCGTTGCCCGCACCAGATGCCACTGAGAAGTTGTTGGGCGTCCAGTTGTTGCTGCTGCCCGCTGCATCCTTGCCAAGGGTCGTGGCCGTCGTGCCGGAGTTATCCGAGAAGGTCAGCCTGAAGCCGTTGGTGCCGTATGAACCCGTAAAGGCTTTCGGAATGAGCTGGCCGGTGATGGCGTCGGTTTCGGTGAAATAGCTGGGGTCGTATGCGTAACCGTCGCAGAAGTGTACGTCGGCCAGGTAACCATCAAAATAGTTGTTTGAGGGACGCCCTGAGATCTGATGATAATTTGTTGAGTTTATCATCGTGTCAGAATTAAGCGTGGGCATGGTTTGTGTTGAATAGGCAGCCTCAACGCCGTTTGTATAGATGCGGACACGATTAGTCGCTGTTGATTGTGTTGTATCAACTGCCACAACAACATGCATCCAGGCGCTATAATCACGAAATGTATTGGCCGTGATTACGTTTCCGCTGCTGCTAGCAAGTTCAACTCTAAGCAGACCCGCAGAAGTTATAAGAACCGTGCTGTAATTTGCCGCCCAATTATCGCTTGAAGCACCAAATAAATAAGGGCCTGATGCAATGCTAGATAGTTTCACCCATGCCGCCCAGGTCCACGTCTTGCGGTTGCCTGCAGATCCGGGGGTACGGTTGAGGTAGGCCGAATCGGCGGAGTTGAACCTGAGGCTTCTGGAGATCTGGTAACCAACTGGTGCTGCTGAATTTAGCAACAGTGGATTAGTATTTGCTGGTACTGTCATCAGGAAACGTTGGTAAGGAGTTGAGCTGTGATGCGACTAGCACTTTCCACGTAATAGACCAACGTAGACACACTACTAAGGGCTGTGCTCATAGTCGGAGTACCACCAGAGAACTTCCAGTTCGACCCATAAGCAACAGTATAAGCTGTACCAGAACCCTGAGTAATAACAATTGAACCAGACTGACCAGCAGTGAGGTTGGTAGGATTGGCAAGGGTAATGCTATGAGCAAGGGTTAGACTGAAATTATTGGCTGTTGCAAAGTTAGGGGTAACAGTAGTTGCCGAAGTCAGCGCAGAAACCGTACCTCGTTGTGCAGCGGTGAAGCTTTGAACAACGTCCGTCTTAGCGGTGTCAGCGTCATAACCTTGAACGGTGACGCCAATGTCTCCCGACACAAGGGCTGAATACCAAGCAAGAGTACCTGTACCATTGGTTCCAAGTAATTGACCGTTGGTACCGTCAGCATTGGGGAGGGTCCAAGTGATATTACTAGCTACTGTTCCAGGTGCTCTAAAGGCTACCCAGTTATTACCGTGACCAGTGGCTTCACCAAACTTTAACAGTAGTTGGTTATCCAGTATGGTATTGCTGCTCAGCGAAACATCACCAGTGCTGCTACCAATAGTCCGATTAAGAACATCAAGGTTCCCACCCAGTTGCGGAGTCAGGTCAGATGCCAAATCAAACGCAATAGAACCAGACGGAATAGTAACGTAACCAATCTGTTGATCAACGGTCAGCGTATCACCAAGTTTAAACTTACCATTATGATCAGTAATAGCAGCCCAGATCTTACCATCGTTAAGTTCGACGACTTGGTTGGCTTCAATAGGTACACCACCATTCTCGGGAAGGGCGGTATAATTGGTACCAGAACCCACATACTCCATCGTATGACCGCTAGAAGCAATCATTGAACGAAGATAGAAGGAGACAGGTGAACTGGCAGCTACTGAACCATTAAGGCCAAGGTTGTTCGATTTATTAGCAGGATCAGGACGACTAATGGTTACAGTCCAGCCAGCACCAGCTGCTGTAGCAGACAGAATTGGATAGGTATTACCACCAATGTCAACAAGCATATTGCTTTGAGGACGAGTAGCAGTACCGTGCCAAGGAGAGCCAGGAGTTGGAGCACCAATGGTAAAGGTAATAGAACCACTATTGGCAAGAGCAGTTGTGGTTGCTGTAAAGATAGCATTCTGTGAACGACCATCAGCAATCAACGAATACCGACCAAAGTCAGTGGTGCTTGCTGCCAAATTAGCTTGACCACCATTACGACACTTGATGTGGTAATGAGTAAAGAAGGAGTAGCTAGAGGTAGCTTGACAGTAACCGTTATTGGTAACTAGGATACCAGGGCCATCAAGACCCACATGGGTGTAGCTATCACATACCATCGACCGAAGTGGTGAAGATGCGTCAACCGTACTTCCATCAATAAGGATACCACCACCCGTCATTGCCGAATCGGTATCACCACCAGCACCACCAGCAGGGGTATGAGGATTCAAGCTGCTGTTATTAATCTCCGAATCAGAGAAGTTAGTACAATTCTGAATATAAGGAGACTTATAAATCATTGCCCCAGGATAGAACGAGAAGTTCCAACCTTGGTTCTCAGGTAGACCGTAGGTAGCACCACTATCAATAGTACTGTTACCACGTGTACCACTTGCCTTCACACCTGTAAGGGTAAGGCCAGCAATATAAGTACCACTATTTACACGGAACAGGCTGTTTGTTTCAGTAGCAGCAGTGGGGTGAACAATACAACTACGAAGAGCTTGGCCAATAATCGACACATCCTTTTTGGTAATGTCAATTGGAGCAACCTCTTGGTACACACCAGGAGCTACAATAACTACACTACCATCACCGTAGGTAGCATCTGCATTAATCTGGTTAATAGCAGCTTTAATGGTTTGCTTTGGAGAACTAATGCGGTGACCGTCGTTGGCATTGTTACCATTAACAGAGTCAACATAGACAACCTTGGGCAGGTTGGTAAAGGTACCACCAGAAGCAATACCTAACCATGAAGCACCATTCCAAATAGAAAGAGTCAGGTTTGGATCATTTTGAAGCCAAGTCTTACCAATTTGCCAGTTAGAACCAGCAGGCGTAGTAGACTGAACAATTGTATCAAAACGAGTAGATGCAGCTAAAGCTGTAAAAAGATTGTTATCAGCAGCAGCAGGAGAACCAGCGTTCTGTTCTGTTTCAGTGATAATATCTACATCTTTAATTCGATCAAAGTCAATGGAGTTGGCTCCAATACCAATAACAATTTGTCCAGATGCTGGAGAGTTATCGGTAATTGTAATACCATCAGTAGCAGTAATATCCGTGGTAAGAGCAGTATCAATTTTAGCATCAATCCGCCCATCAGTTGCAGCAGTGGTAGCAACCTGAGTATCAGAACTTACCCAGGTTTCATCACTATGGATGGTTTGTGTTTCTTTATCCCAGGTATTGTTTTGAATTTCCTGAACAGCATAGTTATTCTGCAGGAAGTCATCATTTAGATCCTGTGCTCTAATGGCGGAACCAGCAAAGAATGTAGCTTTCAAATTATCGGTATTAGTGCGCCGATAAATACGAATAGCTGCACCATTTGCCGGTGCCGTATTAAAGAGAACAGTTGTAGCGTTGGCAAGGGTATATGCAGTTGTATCGGTGCCATTAAGACTTACCTTAATGTCATCCTCATCAATGTATTGGAATGTAAGAGCATAGGAAGTGGTTGAACCATTCCCTGTGTAAGTGTTTTCAGTTACAGCCATTTACGCTAGGTAAGAAAAGGAATGGGTGGATTAATCTACTTGTTCTGCCATTGCAACAGGGGGACCCCACGTTGCTGATAGGCTTTATCTAGACCTTGTTCGTATTGACGACGCATCACTTCTTCACGATTGCTAAGTTGTACTTCAGCCATACGCTTAGAACGATCCAAAGCCACATCAATCTGACGATACAGGTTCATCCATTGATTAGGATCAATACGAGATCCAGCTCCTCGTTCAGTCTTAATTGAATCACGCCACACTTGAGCATCAGTACCCTGCATGATTCGCTTCAATTCATTCTTAAAGTAACCTTGCTGACCCATCAAAGAGAACAGCTCAGAACGTTCTTTAGGAGTGTACTCAACACCTTTGGTGCTTTTGTTAAAGCTAGGACGTGAATCATACTCAATATCCAGCAGGAATTGACGTTCAGCTGATTGACCCTCATACACCTTCATAGGAGACACAGCATTCCATGCCCGTACAAAGAAGTTTTCAGGGTAACCAACTTTAGTACCATCAATCCAGTCATGTTTATCAGGCAGTGCACCTTTAGAATCCACAACATCCAAGAACTTGTTACGGTTACGAAGAAGTTGAGTAAACTCCATATCCAACTCACGAAGAGACGGTGCCATAAGGCGACCAAGCTCATTACGTGCACCAGATAGAGGAGCAAGGGAACTAGCAAAGGACGCAGCCCAACGGTTCAATGCAGCAGGGTTACCAGCCAGAACATCGTTCATAGGCTCAATACCAGCAAGCATAGATTTGTTGGTTAGGTTACCACTAATGATAAATCCAAGTTTGTTAATGTTGGTTTCCAGGTCAGCTTCGGTAATGGAATCAAAGTTGTCCATCACGTCAGCAGTCAGTGCTAAAAAGTCAGAGATAGGACCAAGGCCATCATAACTGTACCACTTACCATCCCAACCTTTGTACGTACGAGGTTTCCAACCAAGCTCTTGACGAACACGGTTACGTTCTTTATCATAATGACCATTGCCACGCAGACCGCCATTGAGGAACATAGCACCAGCAGTCATCATAGTGATGGTGCCAACAGCCTTACGTCCACGTACCTCAGCACGAAGGGTGCTGAATGTATCCATCATATTCTCATCCACGGGCAAGCCACGCTTAGTAAGAATAGACTCAACCTCATCAACAGTAAAGTTGCTGAGTGGTTTATAGGCAATTTCGTTGTACTCTTTAGCAAAGATAGAGATAGGACTGTGCTTATTAGCCATATCCAGAATGTTCACACTCGTACGTGGAAACATCAGGAATGGTTTCATAGCAGGATACTGGTCAATAAGACGGGACAAACCATCAACAGCAGGGCTGTCCAGGTTCATAGCAATCTCACGGCTAGCATAATCAACAGCTTTATTTGTAATCATCCCGGAGGAATCAAACATCTCGTTGTATTGATCATCCAAAGCTTTTTTAATACCATCAGCATCAAGCGTCCTGCCACCATCAATGAACTTATCATAGATACGTCCACGTACTTCAGCGTTGGCAATCATAGCCCGTGCGAAACCATCCAATGCCGTCATAGCATTAGGACCGAACCGAAGCCACGGATTATTGGACATATCGTTGAGAGCTTCAGCCTTATGGTACAGAGCCATAGGACCTTCGTTACCTCGTTGTTGAGAAGCCATAGCATACGAATGGAGAATATCCATTGTATTCTCATTCTTCTTCACAAGGTCATCACGCATGATGTACCCAACAGAAGTAGGATCTGTTGCAGCTTTACGATACACATCAGTCATGTGTGTCAAACCTTTTTGGAAGGTATCGGCAAAGGCTGAGTATTGATACCACCCACGCTTCAGGGTTTTAACATCACCACCAACGATAGCACCACCAAGCACGGTGATAGGTTTCTCAAGCAACAGAGCTGCGTTAGCAAAACCAGCTTTCAGTGGGGTAGACACAGACGTAAGAACAGAGTTGTAGATATTACTCCACATACCCTGCACAATAACGTTAGGCATCTCAGGATTGCCATCAACAAAGAACTTAGGGAACCAGTCCCCCAGGCTTTGATCAACATACCTGTTCAGCTTAGCCATAGTATCAATGTTACCGTCAGTAAACTCCCAAGCCATTTGAAGAGGCTTAAGGTATTCAGGACGTTCCTTTGATACTTGACGCAGTGTATCAGCAGTACGCTTAGCACGGTCAATGATTTCTTGGTCGGTAGATTTCTTGGTTTCATTGAAGCTATCAACCATTTGTTGAACCTTACCGTAATCTTTCTCATTCAGATGAGCATAGATCTGTTTAAGGCTATTCAAACCTTGACCACGCAGTTGCTTGGCTCTACCCTGTACAACAGTAAGGTATTCAATCTTATCAAGGATCTGTTCCTGAGCACGTTCAATAGCACCAGTACCATCCATAAGACGTGCACCTTCAGCAAGGTCAGAGACCTGACCAGCCAATGAAGTAGCAAGGTAACCTTGTACACGAACAGTATCTAGGTTGATGTATTCATCACGCAAAGTGCGAAGAGCTTGCAGAGAACCAGCAAAAGCAATGTCACCCTTAGTACCAACAGAAAGCCGTTCAGTACCATCAACAGTATCAGAGAACTCTTTAAAGACCTTCTTCATTTCCTCTACATCCATACGAGGATCTAGAAGAACTTTACTAAGGTTATCACCTTCTGCAACTACATCTTTATAAGTAATGGTGGCTTCATCACCAAGCATTACTTTGTACTTACCGGCAGAGTCAAAGGCTTGCTTCAGTGCGTCATCAACTTCATCAAACGTAGCAGGATCAGAAGTCCGAAGAACATACTTAGCTGCAGGTTCAGAAAGGAAGTTACGAAGTCTACCGTACACAGTACCGTAGTTATTAGCGATACGCACTTGGTCAATACCAGCACCTACAACTCCCATGGAGTCTACACCACGTACACCTGCTTCATCAGAATCAAATACATCGTGGATACCAAGATAAGCACCTTCTTTATTGTTAGCGATACCATAATCAGCTCGTTCATCAAGGAGTTCTTCCCGACGACCAGCAGATTCAAGCACTTCATCTTCAACAGTAACCGTTCCGGTTTCCTGTTGCTTTTTGAAGTTAACCGCCTTTTCATCCAAAGGAATAAAGCTGGTAGCTTCTTTAGTCTTTTGTGTTGCACGAATCAGTTTACCTGCACCTACAAGTAGGTCGGTAAAAATACCAAGACCAACGCCTTCGTTGATGTTCTTAGCACGGATTACATCCGGGGAATCACCATCAACAGTAGCCCAATCATCAGAGATCCAACTAAAGGTTTTAGGGAACATCTTCTTCAGACTACCCTGAAGGTTATCGTCGGTCTCGTTAAGTTTATTGGTAGCATCAACAAATGCACCAGAACCCGCTGCAATACCAGCTTCACCTAACCACTTAACCAATGCACTCTTACCCATCTCCCATTTAACCTTGGCGTTAGCAGCTGAAGCAGCTCCTCCCAAACCACGGGTAATAAAGACAGTAGGGACTACAAAGGAAGAGATCTCACGAGCCGCTTGAAACAGTTCATTCTTAAACTTAGGAATCTTAGGAAGATCAGGAGTAGGAAGTACGTTGTACAAATCTACTGCCCAATCAACAGCCCCAGTAGGGACTGCTAAGGCACCCTCAGCAATATCTTGAACAAGATTAGTTGGCTCTTCTTTCTGAGGTTCTTTTTGAGTTTGTGCAGGCTGCTGCGTACCAGACGTACCAGTAGCAGTAGCAGTGGATTGCTTGGCAGCTTGTTCGGCTGCCTGCATGTTCATAACAGTTTGTTCGGACTGAGCCTTTTCTTGGAGCAATTGATTTTTAATATCATCACTCAAAGGCTCATCTTTGGCGTTAAAGTCCTCGTAAGGATTGTACATTGTTATACTTTTGTACCATGTAAGAATTGGAACCGTCTGCCGTCAGGAAGTTCAATGATCAGATGGTCAGTACCTTCTTGACCTTTGAACGTATCAACGGCTCGTGCTCCATTTTTCAGCCTTACTGGCGTACCAGCAGGGGCTGCATAATCTACTCCGTATGAACCACGTGCACGATGACGTGCTTCAGTATCAGTCAGAGTTGTACCTTTAGAAAGAGGCTTCCACTTACCATTCACGTTCACTTCAACAAAGCTATCAACTTCATTGGGTTTAATTGGAACAGAACCAGTAGTAGCAGTAGTGCCTCGTGCAACACGTTTCACATCAAGATGTGGACCCGTAGATCCATATCCAAGGCTACCAATCTTATAGACAACGGAAGGACGCATGGTGCTGGGATCACGCCAAGCTTGACCGTAGCCATACTTAGCAGCAGACTTCAAGACTTTAGGAAGATAGTCCCTATTCTCTTGAGATTTACCAATACCACCTAATCCAGCGTTATAAGCTTGAATAGCACGGTTTACATCACCGCCAGTAGCAGCAATCAAACCTTTGAGATGTTTAGCTGCATAGTTAATGCTAGCTACAGGATCATCATAGTTAACACCAGGATGATACTCCGGCATGATTTGAGCAATGCCCCTAGCACCTGCACTAGATTTAGTCCGACCATAGATGACATCATCACGCCAACCAGACTCTACTTCAAGAATACCAGTAAGAATTGCAGGATCAATGCCATTGGCCGCTGCAGCCTTCTGTATGACCGGTCCAAACCCTTTCTGAACCATAGCTGGCTCAAAACGACCAATGCTGCTCAGAGCCCGTACAGCGCGGTTATATGTGGGTAGACGATTAAGCAGTGCCTGCATCTGAGTGGACATAGCAGTATTAGCTACTTCCATTGATTGAGGAGTAATCAACGGCCTCATACCTGCAGCATCACGTTGACGGTTGATAACCTCAAGACCACTGATACCAAGTTCAGATCCCCAGTATTGTGCTTCAAGTGGCATCTTCCATCCAGCTTGACCATAGTTCTCTTCTATTGCAGTGAGTTCTGCAGAATCAAAGATAAGACCAGGTTTCTTATTCAGTGAGGATTTACCACCACCAGCAATGGATGAACGAATCTTGTTAAGCTTAAAATTGATAGCAGCAGAAGTTTTAGCATTACCAAGTGAGAAACTAGAGAAGTTACCAGTCCTATCCAAAGCATAACGACCACCAGCATCAAACTCAGTCATCACTTCGGTGACTGCTTGGTTGGCTGCTTGAGTAACATTCATGCCAGCACCAACGTACTCAGATACCTTGCGGTTGAACTTAGCTTGAAGCTCACCAATCACAAGAGTAGCTATACCACTGGTAGAACCGTCAGGAGAAACCTTGACACGAGGATCAGTTTTAACGTGATTCTCGATAGCCTTCAGTTTATCTTTGAATTGACCAGACGTAGAACGTGCACCTTCCTGTGCTCTAGCAGCAGACATCCATTTGGTTTGCAAGTCCCAAGGAGCCTGAGCAACACTTTCAGTAGTAAGAAGGTTTTGCTCAGCAAGCTTTTCAAAACGATCATTTAGCTCGTCCTTAGCCCGAGCATCCATACCATAGGTAGATTCAAGGGTTTTAAGATAAGAGCTTTCTTTACCGTACCGATTAAAGAACTCCTGTTGAGCACCTTTAATGTTTGCTTCAGTAGCTTCGTTAGGATTATCTTGAAAATACTTCTCAAGTACCTGCTCACCTTCTTTGGCTTGCATCTCACGATCAGCTTCATCAGCAGCAAAGTTAGCACGTGCATTAGCTGCACGTTCCTTATCAAACAATGCAAACTGAGTACCCCAACGAGTACCTACTGTTTGACCAGTTTCAGGATCAACAGTATTCTTCATTTGATTGTAGGATTTTAAATCAAGCTGACCAGCCTTATCTAGATTACCAACGTGCTTCCAAAACTCTGCCCATGCCCCACGTTTGCCAAGATGGTTGCCACGAGCATCAACAGTAGCGGACATGTTTCGGATCCATGCCAATGGATCACTGGTTCTTTTAAGTTCAGCATCAGCAAGTTCTCTGATCTTAAAAGATTCATTTTGAGCATACGCAGAACGAGCATCATCAATCAACTCAGAACGAGCCTTACGCATTGCTGGGAATGCGCTTTCATTAAGGAGAGTTGTGTTGACACCTATAAGACCATACTTTTTGTAGAACTCAGAGTTCAAAGCACGAATAGCTTGTGCTCGCCTAATCGGATCTTCTTGGGTATCTGCAGGAGTAAAGACTTCACCGTCTTTTGTTTTGAGTTGAAGAGTTCTATTACTTTGCAGTTGCTCAGTCATCCATGGTTTGTACTCAGTACCAGCCTGATCAGCCATGGCTCTGGCAAAACCAATCTTTTCGTAGTGACCTAACTTTCTGTATAGGTTGGCTACTTCAAATGGCTCACCTTTGGCAAGCGCATCATCAGCAACAGCAATAGTAGCTTCGTGATGTAATTTAAGGTTGTTGAGGCTTTCTGTATCCCTTACTTGTTCTTCAAGAGGGGACCCATATTCTAAGGCTTTATTCATGCCTCGTACAATACCAGCCTCAGCATACATAGCTGCACCGGCTTGAACAACCTTACCAAGTGATTCAGAAAATTGAACCACCTTAGCACTTTCTTCTAGGTTAAGCCTATTAGCCAAGTTTTGAAGTTGTGCAGTTTGCTCAGCAGCTTCACCTTGAATTTTAATGTTAGCAAGTTCTGTTTGTTTATTTTGTTCAAGCTGAGCGGTTTGATCAGCCAGTTGAATAGGATTAAAACCTTGACGTTCTACTGGGCTTTGATAACCTTGTTGTAGTTGTAATTCTTTAGATAGTGCCATTAACCAAACCCAACTGTACTGCTTAACTTAAATCCACTGCCGCCGCCACTTTTACCAAAAGGAGATCCACCGGAGAAGAAACTTGCTGTACCACCAGCCAAAGCATTAGCAATCGTCAAGTTAGCATTAGGTTGAAATGGTTGAGATGGCATTGCTATTGGTTCAAATGTTTGTAGTTCTGGAAGAATGCCAAGATCACCGTAAGCACCAAAAACAGACTGAGTTGCTTGTCGCCCAAGTGCTTGTTTGGTCCGACCAGCTTGGCCAACAACACCTGCTAACCTTTCAGCTTCCATTGCTGCATTACGTCCAAATGCACCAAGAGTTCCAAGTACATCAGCACGCTGACGAGAGCGGCTTGTCCCTTCAAAGGCAGCTCGATTATAACCTACTGCCTGGGAAAGTGCTGTTAGTTGTGCTTGCCTAGAATAAGCAGATTGAGCAAATGCTTGCCCCAATTCACGTTGAATGTCCTCACCAGCACGTTGATAATCTTCTTGAATAAAATCAAGGTTCTTTTGAAACCGACCTGTTTGGTAACCGTATATGTCAGCAGTGCGTTTATTAGACGCGGAAATCAAACGCATGTTTAATGCATTTTGACGCTGAACACTTTCTTTTTCGGCTTCGTATTGTTGCTTACGTTGAGCACTTCCTTGGCTAGCACCAAACAGTGATTGACCGATGCTCAACGCTCCCATAATACTGGCGCTTATCGGTTCAAATGCCATAATTTACCTTTGCAAATTCCACGTAATAGATGTTTCTTGTGTCGCACAGAACGACGTTAATAACCTTGAAACCAATAAGTCTCAAGAACTTTCTTAGATTATTGTTCTGAATATCTACTCGGTTCCAAAGCATTGGTCCCAAAGTTTTAACAAACTCTCTAGCCCATTTGATAAATGATTTAGGGTGTCTACGGATTTCATGTGTCATGTTCATCCATATGCACCCATAATCATCAACACCAAATAACGCAGCAGGTTTGTTGTCGGGACTAATAAGAAGAAAAGTTTTACTATAAAGAGTATCAGCAGCCATACAGAGGACTGGATGAATACCAGCCCTTGCAAAGTCTTCGATACCTTCTTCCAATAGATCCTTTGCTATCACAGGTACATCTTCTAAGGTTGCAGGTCTGACGCTGAACCCGTGGGTGGAATTGCTCAAGGTTAACCTCCTCGATAGAAACGGCTGCTGTATTTACCTTCCCAGGTAATATCTAAAATACTCACTGGAAATGGTGTGTTTCCAATGATTCTAATAGAGGTGTTTCTGTTACGTTGGTAAATAGGAACAATGTGAACAGAACCCGAGGAAAGGTTAACGTTATTTAGTACGTAAGTGTTCGGTAGGGTGGTAGACACTACGTTTTCCCAGGTAGGAATACCTGTTAAATCAATTTCATATGTCACAGGACCGCTAAGTCCGGTGGCAACGTTAATACGGTGAAGGACCAAATCAGCTGTTTGATCACTGCTGACAAAACTCCCTTCGTTTTTAGTGATGTAGAACGTTGGAAGTTCTAATGACATTTCGTATTGGTAACCAATGATTAGGTCACGACCACGATAATCACCAGTAATATCTGCATAGTAAGCACCCGTTGTACCTGCAACAGTAGGTTCTAACACAGCACCAACGGACTGACTAGAAGTAACATTACTACCTCCAATATAACCTCCAAGTGCTACAACAACAAGGGTTTTACCAGCTACAGTGTTGTAGGGTAGAAACACTCGTGTTGTATCAGTACCAGAGTTATAAGTACGATATGGATTGACAGACCAATAGTCCAAGAACACATCAGTCCTCTCTCCAGTGGGAAGAGTTAAGAACCCTTCGTCACTAGATTGCCTAAGGTTAAAGGATTGAACCTCAACATTAGTTCCGTTAGCAACTACAGTATAGTAAGTGCTTTGATCAAAGAACTGATCTAGCAGAGTGCCAGTGAGATTCCATTTATACCAAGATGCAATTCTTTTTTCAGATAGCTGTAGGAATCTGTATTGATAGATAGTACTGCTACCAATAGTTCCCAGCGACATAATAGATGCAGCTGCAGATGAAATGAAATGATCAATAGTACTTGGAATTAATTCTGGAATGTTGAGTGTTAACTCTTCAGCCAAAGGAGGACTATCGTTTCGAATATCAAGCAGATTAAACACCTTTGTGTAAAGAGGTGTCTTAGCGATAAAGTTGGTAGAAATACCTGTAGACACAGCCTCAATATCGGGATCACACTCATATGACGCCATAGTGTTAATCTTGGCTGTTTTTGGACTCAGGATGTCAGAGTCAGTGCTAAGCAAGAATTGCTCAGTATCCCCAAACAGGATCAAACCAACAGCAGTTGGACGTACATAATGCAGGGTAACAGGCTTAGCAGTAGATGCCGAAATATCAATCGGATCATCATCTGTAGCTGTAAGAGCAGTTGTATTGAAGAAGTTGAACAGGTCACCTGCTCTGCTCATCGTGACTGTTTCATTAGACAAGAAACCAAGCCTATTCCGATAAAGGAACATGTGTTTGATTTGTGAGCCAACAAAACTTGGATCTGGGTTGGTATTAAGGTCACCAATAACTCTTTCATCCCAAGTTACAGGTCCATAAGTAAATGATCCATCAGATTGACGTACCAGTTGGTGAGGCATAGTCAAAGGATCAAACTTATAAGTAATACCAGGACCAACAGTTTCTTCCCAGGTACCAACACCATACGTTGCATTTGAGGAAGCATTAAACTGCAACCACATGTCATCAACTTCTACATCACCAGAGTTGACAACTTTTACAACGTAACCATCTTTAGCTTGGCTAGGGAGTGCGGAGACTGTAGCTACAGTATCTTGGAATGCATATAAAGCATCTTCGGAAGGACCGCCAATTGCTTCAATTGCAAAGGCAGCAGTACAACTAATGTAGATACCAGCGCCAACACGAATAGCAGTATAAGTCTTACCACCAAAAGTTTGGTTATGAATGTCACCAACAAGGTCGTTAAGAATTTGATCTACATCACCACCAGAACCAGCATTATATGTAGCACGAATAGTGCCATCAAGTTTGATTTGATAGTGACCTGTACCAACGATTGACAGAACGACAAAGGCTTGATGTGGAAGTGCAGCTGTAGTAGTTGCATCCATGGCTACCGTCTTACCTTTGTTCAAGATAAACGTGTAGTCGTTAAGAGTTAAAACTTCAATATCCTCAGGACTAGCATCCTTAAGATAAGCATTAGCAGGTACAGTAGTGATAGCGCAGTTAGCTGCTTGAGTGTTATACAAACCAAGCTTAGTAGCTTCGTCAGTAACAGCGTTGTCGTAGTTAGTCTGTGCTGTATTCATAGCAGCAAGGGCTGCAGACAGCTGACCTGCTGTATGAGTAGCAGCTACTGTACGGATCGCTGTAAAGACCCTGTAGCCCTCTGCAGCAAGCTTTGGATGCTCATCGGTACGTTCGGTACCAAGAGTATATCCAGCGGGCAAGGAGACGCTTGTAGACACCACTGTGTCGGCGTTCTTTACCGTATAAAGACCTGCAGCATTTTTGATGATGCCAGAGTACAGGTAAACCTCATAAAAAGAATTAGGTTCAGATGGAGGAGTGTAGTTGTACTTTACACTGAACAGTTCTTCTGTGGTGGCGTTCTGACCCTCAAGAGCTTCAGCATAAGTTGATTGAGCTGTGTTCAATGCAGTAAGTCTGGTTTTAGTTAGAGCTACTGCTGTATTATAATTAGCCAATGTACTTTTTACATTAGCTATAACACATCCTCCAGGAACACCTGTGTTGCTCCCCATGTTTACTGCACGTGGAGAACCATCAACTAGACTCCAAATACGAAATATGTTATTTGCATATTGAGCAACATATTTCTCACTAGCATCCCTAAGAATCGAAAACCAACGACCAGTGGTGCTAGCGTTTGTCAACGACTCAATGTATTCACCACCAGGACGCTTCAACATACCCAACGCAAAGTCAGGTAGTGTATTCACAGCATCTCGGACTTGACCGGGGAACTTCCTGCTATCAGGTTGTTGAGAGATACCAAGAAATAGGTTTGGGATTCTCTGGGAAATTGTACTCATCGCATCAAAGCTTGGTAAGGTTGATAGCTTGTGTAATAGTTATGACCGTTTTTAAAGCCAAACATCGAATAGTCACCTTGGTTACATTCGTATTCCAAAGCACCAGCTCGTGTAAGGATTTCTTGTTCAGCCAGAAGCTTGTTGATTTCTTGATCACCAATCAGTTTGGTAGCACACATTCGTGCAGATCGTGCAGTGATGTACGCTTGAATAGCAGGAGGTACATCAGTGAAATCAAAGTACCAAACCAGATCAACGTGAATAGTCTCAGTGAATTGGTAAGTATGGTTAAGTCGGTCATACAACTTACCGCTACGACGAACCAGATCGTAATCGTTTTTATGTTTATCTACATTTGCATCCATCTGTAGAACGTTGTACGGATAGGCAATCTCATTGGTTGTTGAATCTGGAATCATTTCATAATCCAGTTCAGTATTAAAGATCCAACCTTCTGATTGTACCTGCTTGTTTATTTCACGAAGTGTGTTAAGGACAATAGATACCTCAGGATTCTGAAGATCCAAGGTGGCGACAGGAGCCTGTCCCACTGAGCTAAGTATTTGATTTACAGCATCCAGTTCGGTGGACACAGCATAAGTAGGAAAGGGCATCTCTGTTCACAAAGAATAAAAAAAAGGGGAGCCGAAGCTCCCCCAGGATTGATTGTTAAAATCAGAAAGCGGAAGGCGCAGTGCCACCCACATACAGCTCAACAGCAGCAGCGGGGTTCAGGTAGTCAGCACCCATGGCTAGACGGCCAAGGATCACGTCACCCTGGTAGATCACCGACACGTCGCCGCTGGTCACTTGCACTTGAGGACCAATGGCCTCAACCACACCAGCAGCTTCCTTCTGGAAGATCAGGCCGCAGGACTTGGTACCAACTTCAGCAGCAGTACCGTAGTCATTCTGGATACCGGTGGTAGCGGGGCTAGCGTTATCCAGAGCAGGGTTTACGAAGCTACCCAGGTTGCCAGGAGCAGTTTCGCCGGTGGTACCGCCGTAAGCAGCACCGTAGTTACCCAGGAACGGAATGTTCATGGACTTGTAGATCTTGATACCGGCGATCTCGATGATGCCGTTACCATTCTGCAGGCTATCACCCTGCGCGTCACGATTCACCAGACCGTTGGTACCGATAGCTTGAATCAGAGCGTAGTACTGGCGGGGGTTCAGCACACCCACACGACCATCAGAAGTCACACCCTTCTCATCCATAGCAGCAGCAGCGTCATAGAACGCAGCCACCAGAGCAGCGGAATCAAAAGCATCAGAATCGTTGGCAGAAGAGCCAACACGAATCTGGGTACCACCAGGCTCAACGAAGCTGGCCTTGGTGATGGGGCTAGCAGAACGAGCACCACGAGCGATAGCACGGAAGATATAACGGTCATACTTCTCAGCGAGAGCATAACCAATCTTGCGGCTGATTTCGCTACGCAGGTCGTAGTGCGAAAGCACCTCATCCAGTTCGTACACGAAAGCCGAGCTGATCAGAAGGTCATCACAGGTGATGGTCTTCTCAGCCACCGGAGGTGCACCATCGGTGTTACCAAGGATGCTGTTGCCGGGGGTGTGATACTCAGCCGTGGTACGACCAGTATAGATGAACTGCAGGCTCTTGCCACCCTTGAGGGTGCGCTTCATCACCAGATCACGAGCAATAGACTCGCGCTGGAAGCCTTTGAACATTTCACCCGAAAACAGTTTCAGGTAAAGAGCACGGGCATCGCCCGCACCATTAGATTGACCAGGGCGCGTAAGCAGCGCCGGGTCAGCACTAGATTGATGAGCCATTGTTTTTTTTTAGTTAAGAGAAAGTTATTATACTAACTCTAAACTGTCTAGAATGTTTAGAGCTTTATAGGCTCTCCGGTTTCCAAAAAACGGAAGCATCAGTGTCAAACATTTTATTACATCATGTTTATTACCAACTGCCCAACGCCAAGTAGGCTTGACATTTGGACGTTCTCGGTAGTAAACATTTCCGCAATTCATAATGTCCCAGAATTTAGCAATAACATCTTTATCAGTCATCTCTATTTCTAGTTTTTTACGCACTGTGCCCTCGCCTTCAAAGAGACCAGATGCCCACGCAATCATTTTTGGATCCATTGTTATTTTTTGTAGCGTTAGGGTGCTACACACCGCTAGCGGCGAAGGGTGTCCTCGTAAGGGCCAACGCCAATAGGAAGGGGATCCGACTCTGAGGTGTCCCCAACCTTATTAAATTAACCGATGATCGGTGCAGTCAAAGCCACAGGAGTGGTTTCAGCTGCAGCAAGATCAAGCGGGAAGTTGTGTGCATTCCGTTCGTGCATTACCTCAAAGCCAAGACCAGCTCGGTTGAGGATGTCTGCCCAGGTGTTAATGACGTTGCCTTGGTTATCAAGAAGTGATTGGTTGAAGTTAAACCCATTCAGGTTAAACGCCATAGTACTTACTCCAAGTGCAGCAAACCAAATGCCAACCACAGGCCAAGCAGCGAGGAAGAAGTGAAGGCTACGGCTGTTATTAAAGGAAGCGTATTGGAAGATAAGCCTACCAAAGTAGCCGTGAGCAGCGACAATGTTATAAGTCTCTTCCTCTTGTCCAAACTTGTACCCATAGTTCTGGCTTTCCGTTTCAGTAGTTTCACGCACAAGCGAGGATGTAACAAGCGAACCATGCATTGCACTGAATAGCGACCCACCAAACACACCAGCAACACCCAACATATGGAAGGGGTGCATGAGAATGTTATGTTCGGCTTGGAACACCAGCATGTAGTTGAAGGTTCCCGATATACCGAGAGGCATAGCATCGGAGAACGAACCTTGACCAAACGGATAGACCAAAAATACTGCGGAAGCGGCGGCGACAGGAGCAGAATACGCGACAAAGATCCAGGGACGCATCCCTAGTCGATAGCTAAGTTCCCACTCTCGTCCCATGTAAGCATAGATGCCAATGAGGAAGTGGAAGACTGTGAGCTGAAATGGACCCCCGTTGTAGAGCCATTCATCAAGTGAATTAGCTTCCCAAATTGGGTAGAAGTGTAGTCCGATGGCGTTGCTGCTCGGAATGACGGCTCCCGATATGATGTTGTTTCCATAAAGAAGACTCCCGGATACGGGCTCACGGATGCCGTCAATATCGACAGGAGGAGCCGCAACGAATGCAATGATGAAACAAATGGTGGCGGCAAGGAGACACGGAATCATCAGTGTCCCAAACCAGCCAATATAAAGACGGTTGTTAGTGCTGGTTACCCAGCCACAAAAACGGTCCCAGTTAGACTGAGACCGAGGAGCTGCAAGAATAGCAGTCATAGTTGAAGTTAGTTAAGACGAGTTACTTGAACCCTTCCAACTCCAGAGTTAGTGAGACCGATTCGATCAGCCGCACCCTTACTGAGATCGATTGCCCTATTACCATGATAGGGGCCACGATCATTGACCCGAACAACGGCACACCGTTTGAAACAAACTTTAAGTTTAGTTCCAAAAGGGAGTGTCTTGTGCGCTGCAGTAAGGCCGTTTTGATTGTATCGCTCACCATTGGCGGTGAGGTTTCCGTGGAAGCCAGGACCGTACCAACTGGTGATCACCGACAGAGTAGTTAGAATAGGAAGCATAATTAAAAAGCAAAGAACTTTTATATTGCTTACGCCTACAATTCCGCCAATACACGCGCAGTATTAACGGAACTACCAATACT